ATGGTGTGTTTATACCCCAAAACGAGTCGATAAGTCATGATTAAGGATGAACAGGTCATAGTTGGTAGCGATACGGCTGAACTAGGCTCAGATGGGCTGGAATCGGTTTTTTTGCCGGTAACAGCTCCACGAATCCACTCACCGCTCAATGATTTGCCCACGCGAGGCTTTGAACTCATTGATTTTGCTGACAGATTCATCGATGGGGGTTTTATGCCATGGCAAAAATGGCTGGCTGAGCAATCCTTAAAGGTAAAAAGTGATGGGAGATGGAAGCACCCCATCTCAATTGCCATGCTTCCACGACAACAAGGAAAATCAACATACATGCTTGCCCGGATTGCAATGGGAATGTTTGAGTGGAATGAATCCTTGCAGATTGCATCGGCTCACCGGCTAGTGACCTCTCTTGAGCAATTTAGGCAGCTTGTCTTAATGATTGATAAGCACGCCGATTTATCAGCTCAGGTAAAGCGCATCCGTTGGCAACATGGAGCGGAAGAAATCCAATTGCTTAATGGATCAAGATTTTTGATTAAGGCCGGCGGCTCAGCTGCTCGTGGTGCCTCACCAACAACTGTGCATCTGGATGAAATCCGTGAAATGCATGATTTAGAATCTTTTGCCTCATTGCGTTTTTCTCTGATGGCGGCGAAAAATCCGCAGGTTAATGGCTTTACAAATGCCGGAGATTCACACTCAGTAGTTTTGCAAATGTTACGCGAAAGAGGCTTGGCAGCCGCCGCCGGTGCGGATGATGATATTGGATGGTTTGAGTGGTCGGCTCCGACAGATGAGATTTCCTTTGAAAATGCCGCTACCTGTAATCCAGCTTTGAACATAACCATGCATCCCGATAATCTCCGTGCCATTTTAAATGATCCGGCAGAAATTATTATGACCGAGGTGCTTTGTAGATTTGTTCAAACAATTTCCAGCGTTGTAGGTGCCAAAGAATGGCAAGCCTGTGGTGACGAAACAATTGATCTTGATGATGACAAGCTCACATGGATGGCTATCGACATTTCGCCTGACAGAAAACACGCCGCTTTGGTGGCTGCTCAAAAGCTTGGCTCGGAATCATTTGTCGTAAAGCTGCTCCATACATGGGAAAACTCAATTCAGCTTGATGATCGCGCCATTGCCAACGATGCCGCCTCTTATTGCCGCAAATATCCAATTGAGTATTTGCTTTACAGCCGGCGAACTTCGGGCGCAGTAGCGGCCAGAATGCAGCCAGCCGGCATTCCAATTCACGACATGGATTCGGATTATCCTCAAAGCTGTGACGAACTTTTGGGCGCGATTAACAGCGGCAGACTCAAACACCGAAATCAAGCCTCACTTACAGAACAAATCCTTTCAGCTGTGCAATTAAGGCGTGGCGATGGTGGATGGGTCATTGGTAGGCGAGCCAGCCAATCGGCTGTATGCGCGGCCGTAGCATCTGCATTGGTAACACACTTTGCGACACGCCCGGAAACGGATATAGATATTTTAGTGGGTTGATGCTTGACATTTTGAGAAAATGCGCCCATGGGATTATTTGACCGCAAACGCACTATTGAAGCTGTTGCGCCTATGCGCGGTGCTGACATAGCTGCATCAATTGGGCCAGCTCCAACACTCGATGCGTTTTATCCATTTGGTGGAGCTGATTATCTTGCAAGCCGTGAAGAAGCAATGAGTGTGCCAGCAATTGCACGCGCACGAAATATGATTTGCAATTCAATTGCCACAATCCCAATGATTACGCGCGACAAAACAACAGGTCAGGTTATTGACCAACCGGTTGTCATTAATGATCCAGATAAGCGCGTGCCGGGAGCTGCATCTTGGTGTTGGGCAGCGGAAGATTTACTTTTTACGGGCTTTAGTTATTTTCAAACAATTTCGGAATTTGCCGACACCGGCAGAGTGCGCGAGATGTGGCGCGTTGCTCCTAATCGTGTTGGTGTTTTCTTAAACGACAAAGGCACGCAGATTGAGTATTACACAGTTGATGGAATGCAAGTGCCATACACAGGCCTTGGATCACTCGTTGTGTTTTATGGCAATGATGAAGGTTTATTGAATAGAGCTGGTCGCACAATTCGGGCAGGTGCAGAGCTTGAAAGAGCTGCCGCAATGTATGCACGCGAACCTGTGCCATCAATGGTTTTGAAATCTAATGGCACAGCATTGCCAGCTGATCGCATTGCAAAATTGCTTGATGCTTGGGGTGCAGCGAGAAGAAATCGCGGCACAGCGTTTCTCAATGCTGACATTACAATGGAAACTGTTGGCTTTACACCAGAGCAAATTGGCCTCAATGCTGCACGCGAAATCATTGCGACAGAATTAGCCAGAGCCGTTGGCATTCCGGCTTACTTTATTGATGCGCCGACTGGATCATCCATGACCTATGCAAACGCCAGCACGGCGCGTCAAACCTTGTTGGACTTTTCACTTTTGCCGCTGATGAACAGCATTAGCAGCAGGCTCTCAATGTCAGATTTTACGCCATCATCACAGCGCGTTGAATTTGATTTGAAGGCTTACTTGCGCGGCTCAGAGAAAGAGCGTGCAGAGATTTACAAGATTTTATTTGACATCGGAGCAATCACTACCGATGAAATTAGACAAATGGAGGATATGATCTCATGAAGCTAACAACACCGATGGAAATCACGGCAGCTGATTCGGATTCAAGAACAATCACCGGCCGCATAGTTGCATTTAACGAGCAGGCAAATGCATCAACAGGCAAGGTCACATTTGCCCGTGGATCAATTGTGCCTCAAGATGTTTTTTTAAACCTTGAGCATGACAATACACGCAGAATTGGCAAGAGCATTGCCATGAGTGTAAATGACAAAGAAATGACAGCCACTTTTAAAATTGCAAATACAACAGCCGGCACCGATGCACTCGTTGAGGCAATGGATGGATTACGCGATGGTTTTAGCATCGAATTGGCCGTTGATAATTATGAAATGCAAAAGGATGGCACCATGAAGGTGCTCAATGGCCAACTCAAAGGCGTGGCACTCGTTACTGAGCCGGCTGTTCGCTCAGCTCGCGTTTCTGAGGTAGCAGCATCAGAAGATTCTGAAACTCAAGAAGTTACAGAAAATACAAACCCAAATGAAGGAGACAAAGTGGATAACACTACCGAAAACACCGCTCCTGCCGTTGAACCGGTAGAGGCTCCAGCTGAGGCTGTTCAGGCATCACGACCTGCCTATTACACAGCTCCACGATCACCAATTGTGTCAAAGGTTTCATACCTTGAGCACTATTTAAAGGCAACAATTCTTCATGATGAGGATTCACGCCAATATGTAAAGGCAGCAGATAACACAACAGGAACAGCACCCGGAATGGTGCCAACACCACAAAGCACACAGGTTGTTAATGCATTGGCTAACGCTGATCGCGGAATGATTGATGCGCTAAGCCGTGAAACGCTTGTGGGCGAAGGAATGACCTTTGAAATTCCTCGTGTAACTGCCGTGCCTACTGTGGCCAATGTTGCAGAAAATGCAGCTGTTACAGATTCATCACTTTCAGCAACATTCTTGAGCGTACCTGTTCAATCATTCAAAGGCCGTGCAATCACAACGGTCGAGCTCATTGATAGATCACGGCCGGAGTACCTTACAGCTCTCCTCCAAAATCTTGAATTTGCTTACTCAAAAGTAACTGATGAATTTGCTGTTGGCACAATTGCTGGTGCAGGTCAGCAAACTGGTGTAAATGCAAACTCTTCAACAGGCTTTTTGGCTTACACATCACAAGCAGCAGCAGCTGTTTATGGATCATCACTCGGATTTGCTCGAAACATTGTTGTATCACCTGGACAATGGGCAAACATCATGGGTTACAACGACAATGGCACACCGCTATACAATGCAGCGCAACCTAGCAATCAGGCAGGAAATGTCCGAGGCGATAGCTTGCGCGGTGTAGTTTCACCGGGCCTTAACCTGTTTGTTTCTCGCTCAATTGGTAACGCTGGTGCAACAACATCAACTGGAGATTTCTCAATGGCTGTTATCAATCCAGATGCTTGGACATGGTATGAGTCACCACGCTTTACATTGCGCACAGCAATCCAGAGCGATGGAACCATTGACATTCTTTACTACGGCTATGCAGCAATTGCTCCAAAGATTCCATTTGGCGCATGCTGGAACCAGACCTGAGCCGACTAACAAATCACTATCGGTAGCGGTCGCTCCCGAACGCTACTGACACGAAAGGAACCGAGATGCCAGCAATAGTCACAGCCTCACAGCTGAGGTCAATTCTTGGTGTCTCGGTTTCTTTATATTCTGACGCACAGCTTGATTCTTTTATAGATTCCGCTGAGCAAACGATTTTGCCTTTACTTACGCAATACCAATCATCGGTGACATTTGCCAATGTGGATAATGCCGTCATTTATTTCACAACTATCCGGCCAAATTATTTTGTGCCGGGGCAATCTGTCATTGTTACCGGGGCCGGAACCTACAATGGCACTTACACAGTCACCGATGATCGTATTGAGCCATTTACATTTACAGCTGCAACAGCGGCGGCAGATCGCACATACCCATTGCCATTTATCCCAAGCGCATTGGCTACATTGAGCGGATCATCAGCCGCGCAACTTTATGCCAGCACGCCTCCCATTGAAAACGCAATTTTGGTCGTTTCGGTTGAGATTTTTCAAAGCATTACAGCTCCCGGCAATCAAATCATGGCAGACAATTTTCAGCCATCACCATTTGTGCTTGGTCGCAGCTTGACAAATAGAGTTGTTGGCCTGTTAGGCCCATTCTTGGATGTTGAGGCAATGTGCCAATGACCATTGAAGCTGACATTCGCACACCATTGCAGACCGCACTTTCAACCATTGCAGCCAATGTCTATAACGGCATTCCAGAGGCGATGACATCTCCAAGCATCTGTTTAATCCCGGATGCACCATATCTCGAAAGCGTTTTAATTAATGGCGCAACAACAAAAGTAAAAATCAATCTGACTGTCACAGGTGTTGTTGCATATATGAATAATGCAGCAGCTTTGGACAATCTTGAACAACTAATGATTGACATCATCAGCACAATGCCATCAGGTTATGAAGTCGGCAATGTCAATCAACCTCAACCATTGGAAGTCGGTGCGGGCAAATACCTCACAGCCGATTTACAAGTTAGCACCTACTACACCAACTAAGGAGAAATCATGCCAACAACTATCGTGACCGGCAGAGATATCACATTCACCATTGCTGGTGATACTTATGATGCTCAGGCCACATCCGCAATCTTAACTATTGATTCAACAATCAATACATATCAAACTTTGGACGGCAAGGCATATTTTACGACTGATTCGCAAGGATCGTTTGCTGTTGAAATGCTTGCCGATTGGCCAGCTGGTGGATCATTGTGCAACGCACTTTGGACAGCGGCAGACACAGCACCAAACACACCATTGGCGGTTGTCTTTACAGCTGCATCAGGATCGGTGTTTAATTTTGATGTCCAGCCAATTTTCCCATCAGCTGGAGGCACAGCACCAGATGCACAAACTGTCTCACTAGCATTTACCTGTGTGACCACACCAACACTATAAAAAGGAGCTCGGGAGCATGAAACTACCAATCACAATTGAATACACGGATGGCAATGCTGAAACATACATTGCACATCCAGCGGAATGGGCAAAATGGGAAAACAAGACTGGCAACACGATTGGACAAGCTCAAGACAAAATGGGCGTGTCTGATTTGTTGTTTCTTGCATATCACGCAATGAAAAGAGAAATGGCGGGCAAGCCAGCCAAGCCATTTGAAGTCTGGTGTGAGACTGTTGCTGACATAATTGTCGGTGATGCAAACCCAAAAGTTATGAGTCCGGAAGCATAAATAGGATTTTGTGGGAGGTAGCCATTGCAAGTGGCCAACCTCTTAGCGAATTTAAAACAGCTGAGGATTTATTAACGGCGATTGAGATATTGGAGAAGCGAAATGGCTGAGGATGCGGTGGCTTTTGACAAAGCTGAATTACGATCAATCATTTACGCTTTCAAAGGCATGGATGATGAAGCTGTCACTAAAGCCAAATCCGTTTCAAATGGCCTTGCCACTTATCTTCAAGGCAAAATCATTTCTAAGTCTCAAGGTAGAGATGCAGCTTCAAGGCGCATTGCAGAAGGCTCACGGGTAAGCAAATCATCCAAGGTTGGCGAAATGTCATTTGGTTTTGCCTCACAGAAATTTTCTGGCGGTGGCACAACTCAGCAGCTTTGGGGCGGCTATGAATTTGGATCAAACAAATACAGGCAATTTCCAATTTGGTCGGGTCGTGAAGGCCGCGGCTCAAAAGGTTGGTTTATTTATCCAACACTTAAGGCAGAACAGCCTCAAATTGTTACCCAATGGGCAGAAGCCTTTTCACAGATTGTCAAGGTGTGGTAAATGGCCGCTCAAGGATCAAGAACGCTCAAGCTGTCGTTGCTGGCAGATGTTGCTGAATTTACAAAAGGCATTAAGACAGCTGGCAAAGACACCGAATCCATTGGCGACCAATTTACAGCATTTGGCAAAAAAGCCGCTTTGGCTTTTGCAGCTGCCGGAGCTGCAATCGGTGCATTTGCGGTCGAGTCAATAAAAAACGCCGCCGCTGATGAAAAGGCACAACGCCTTTTGGCTTTGACCATTGAAAACACAACAAATGCCACAGCTGCTCAAATTGCTGGTGTTGAGAAATACATCTCAACAACATCCATTGCAATTGGTGTCACAGATGATGAATTGCGCCCGGCATTTGCAAGATTGACCAGATCAACAAAAGATGTTGAAGATGCTCAAAAATTGCTCAACCTTGCTTTGGATATTTCATCAGCTACCGGCAAACCTTTGGAAGCTGTAGCTAACGCATTAGGAAAAGCCTATGATGGCAATTTAGCCTCATTGGGCCGTTTAGGTTTAGGCATAGATCAATCAATTCTCAAATCTAAAGATTTTGATTTGGTTTTTAATACACTTACCGAGACTTTTGGCGGTTTTGCAGATAATGAAGCGCAAAGTGCTGAAAAGGCTTTTGCTCGCATAAAGATTGCTACCGATGAGGTTCAAGAACAAATTGGCGCGGCTTTGTTGCCCGTCATCCAACAATTGACCACTTTTATTCTTGTTGAGGTTGTGCCTGTCATACAAAGCTTTG